CAGATTATGCCAAGGGTGCACTAACAGGAACCTGGGAAGAGGTTTGGGCTAAATAGAATAATAGTTACTAGGGTAAAGGCAATGGCAAACTCACCAGCTGATGAATACGATTTTGGTTTTAGTTTTTCTGATGAAGAACCAGTAGCAGTTCAATCAAAGCAGCGCGTAGATGATGCTCAGATTTCAGCATTACAAACAAAAATTGATTCACTATTAGATGCTCAGGAAAAAGCTGTTGAGAGTGCATATATTGCAGCTATCGAAGAAAAGCATAAAGCCGCATTGAAAGAAGTTGAAGGTTTAATTCTTCCTTTACTATATAATCTTAAGAAGAACCCTGATAAAGCTATTATTAACTGGCCGAATAGATTGCCAATTATTGATAAACAAATTGAAAAGATTATTGCAATTACAAGGAAATAAAAATGCCTGATCTAAAACTAGTATGCGACAACTGTGGATCTGCTTTTGCACTATCATTTGATAATGAAGAAGTCAGTTACGCACCAAGCCATTGCCCATTCTGCGGCGACTTTTTCGATAACACTAGCGACGAACTAGACTTCAATGAAGAAATAGAATCAGATTATTTCGGTGAAGATGGTGATGAGGAAACAGACGAAAAGTACAACTAATGACTACTGTCATCGGTATTGACTATTCGTTGACCAGCCCTGCTATTTGTGTCAGTAAAGACAAAACATTTGCCAACAGCAATTTCTACTTTCTTAATGATCGTAAGTCTGTTGTTGGCCAATTTGAAAATATTCTTGGCAACTATCATGACGACTATCTGACAGACCAAGAGCGTTATGAGAATCTTGCTAATTGGGTGCTTGAACTTCTTGTAAACTTTGAAAAAGACGCAACATACGTTATGATAGAGGACTACTCTTTCGGTTCAAAGGGTAGGGTCTTTAATCTTGCTGAGAACTGTGGTCTGCTCAAGTATTTGCTATATATTAATGGATACAAGTTCTTTACTGTGCCACCAACTGCTGTCAAGAAGTTTGCAACAGGCAAGGGCAATGCAACGAAAGAGAAGATGTATGAAGCGTTTGTGGCTGAGACGCAAATAGACCTACATAATATTATTAGCCCAACAACAAAATTGGGTTCGCCAACAACTGATATTGTTGATGCTTGGTATATTGCAAGATACATGATAGATCAATTGAATAAGGTGAATATATGAAAACATGTTTAGTGACTGGTGCTGCTGGATTTGTTGGATCACATCTATGTGATCGACTTCTAAAGGATGGATATAAAGTTATTGGTGTTGATAACCTTTACACTGGAAGCCTTAAGAATCTAGCTGAATGTGTTGTAAATAAACAATTCACCTTTCACCATCTTGACGTTTCAGATGAAAAATTCTTCCAAACTTTTAGACTATCTGAACTTGACTATATTTTCAATCTAGCTTGCCCTGCTTCACCAATACATTATCAACGTGATCCGATCTATACGTTTATGACAAACATTCTTGGAGCAAAGAATGTTCTTGATCTAGCTAGACTGACTGGAGCAAGAGTTGTTCAGGCTTCGACTTCAGAGATTTATGGTGATCCAGAAATTCACCCGCAGCCTGAATCTTATTATGGCAATGTGAATACACTAGGACCACGTGCTTGCTATGATGAGGGTAAGCGTGGAGCAGAAACGTTATTTTCAGACTATCGTCGTAAGTATGAAGTGAATACTGGCATCTTCCGTATCTTTAATACTTATGGACCAAGAATGGCAAAAGACGATGGTCGTGTTGTAAGTAATTTTATTGTTTCTGCGTTAGCAGATGCGGATTTGACTATTCATGGTATGGGAGCACAGACGAGAAGTTTTCAATACATTGATGATCTGATTGAAGGGATTGTACGTTTTGCATTCTCTTCAGAAACTGGGCCAATTAATCTTGGCAATCCAGGTGAGTTTACTGTTGACGAATTAGCCAGCATTGTTATTAAGAAACTGAATAAAGGCTATAAGGTATATGTCGAAAGAACAATAGACGACCCTCAGCAGCGCAAGCCAGATATTACATTAGCAAAAGACAAACTGAATTGGGAACCTAAGATTGCACTGTCGGAGGGATTGGATAAAACCATCGAATACTTCAGGAGCGTATAATGTCCAACGAACTAGACGATTGTGATGGAGCGTTGTGGGCTTTAAACAAGAAGACAGAAAAAAACGAAATTATAACAGAACTAGAGACGATGATCTACAGATACCAAGATCGAACTTTTAAACCTGGAGATCTTGGATTCAAATATCATGTTCTGACATTCAAGCAAGACAAAAGCGTTGCCGAGGTCATGGCAGCTTATATTGGTGATGTGAAATATTTTATTGACAACCAAGCGAAAGCAGGGTATAATGGTATGATGGTCAAGGATAAGGCAATCCCCAAGAAAGAAGTCAAGACGATGTTCAAACAAATTCTTGGTAATTGGGAATTTCCGATGAAGACCATTAATGATGTAGTCAAACAAGTTTGAGGTGAATGATATGCTCTTTACAAAAGAAAACATGATGGATATGCTTCGTAACAACATTGTCACTGTGACCTTTACAAAGGTAAACGGTGAGGAACGAGTTATGCAATGCACTCTGTTGCCAGAATATGTCCCAAATGCGCCGACTAATAATGGCGTTCTTCTGCAAGAATCTGAGTCCAAGGCAGTTTCTGTCTGGGATGTACAGGCGAATGGCTGGAGGTCGTTCCGAGTTGATAATGTGAAATCAATTTCTATGGGCTAAATTGAAAGTCTTATAAATACACAGCCGCAACTACCTTTCGGTGTACAGTTGTCTAGCGTATTACGCTGGCTTTATATATTAGGAATCTAGGACATGATGCGCATCATGTTACGACAGATGAACCGAGACTTTATTTTAATGTTATCGTGAAAACAAGGTTGTTTTTAACCTAATCGTAATAATTCCGATATACATATAAACTCTAAAACAAAAGGAGTTTTATGTATGAAAAGACTACTACCAGTAATTTTATTGGCTGCTTCTTCTATTTCTTTAGCTCAAGAAGCACCTCTATCCTCTCTTGAAGAAATCGTTGTCTCTGCAACGAAAAGAGAAACCAATCTAAAAGATACTCCAATCGCAATTTCTGTTCTGAGTGAAAAGGGTCTTGAAGATCGTCATGTGTCAAGTCTTCTTGATCTCAGCGATGGATCAGTTCCTGGTCTAACGGTTGCTACATTCGAAGCACGCCAGTCAGCATTAACAGTCGGCATTCGTGGTATTGTTCCACTTGACGCAAATCAGCCAGCACGTGAACAAGGTGTCGGCGTCTATGTTGATGGCGTATATCTTGGTCGTCAGCATGGTTTGAATTCTGCGCTGCTTGATCTTGAGCGCATTGAAGTTCTCAAGGGTCCGCAAGGCACACTCTTTGGTCGTAACACCGAAGGTGGTGCAGTAAGCATGGTAACAAAGAAGCCAACAGGAATGTTTGGCATTTCTTCAAACATGAGCACTGCAACTTATGGCTCATATGATGTTGATGCGCATGTTAATCTGCCTAGTGTTTCTGATATTTCAACGAAGGTTGATTTTATCACACAACATCGCGATTCACTTGTACAGAATCCACTTGCTGATCAAAGAGGCTGGGCATACTACGATCGCAAGGGTGTGAAGATTGCTGTACGTTATCAGCCTGTGAATGCTGTGACGGTTGACTATTCTTATGACTGGGGTAATGATCATAACACTCCATTCTATTCTCAGTTGCTCAACTATAATCCAACAGGTCTTGTAGTTGGTAATGCATCTGGTCAGATCAAGCCACTTCCTGCTATTGTTGTTGTAAACGGCACTTCAAGAATGGATGTTGCTGATGTTGGCGTTCCACAGCAAGACAGCATTGATAAGACAACTGGACACACTCTATCAGCCTCGCTAAAGTTTGGTGATCAGGAATTACGTTCAATCACCGCTTCACGTTCTGTTGATATGAATCAGTGGGATAACAGTGGCGGCGCACACCGTGTTCCAGTTAATGCTCCTAATAGCATTTTCTCTCGCTATTCACTTGCTGATCTTTATCAGACTCAGTTCTCGCAAGAGTTCCAGCTGGTTGGTTCTTTGACGGATTCGTTGAACTATGTCGGTGGTGTTTATTACTTCACAGAAGATGTGCGTGACGATGCAGCAACGCCATCAACGAACAAGTGGGACGCAACCATGAGTTCTTATACGATCAATGATCTAACGAATACTCTTCCAGGATATCGTTCAATTGATCGCGAAAGCCATGCAAAGGCAAAGTCATATGCTGGGTTCGGACAGGTAGTATATTCACCAATCAAGCCAGTTCATGTCACTCTTGGTGGTAGATATACGTCAGACGATAAGTCTGGTGAGTTGACGAAGGTATCTAATATTGCTACGACCTTTACATTCGCTCAAAAGACAAGCAGATTTAATCCGTTAGCAATTGTTGCTTATGATGTGAATAAGAATGTGAACGCATATGTTAAGTATGCAACTGGATATCGTTCAGGTGGTGCTTCTTCTAGATCAATCACCTATCGTGCATTTGATCCAGAAGATAACAAGTCGTATGAGTTTGGCGTCAAGTCTGAGTTCCAGAATGTACGTCTAAACCTTGCTGCTTACACGATGGATAGAACTGGTTCACAGATTGACTTCTCGAATGTTCAATATGATCCAGTGACTAAGTCAACGCGCAATACTTTGGAAACAGTAAATGCTCCAGGTGTTACAAAGATCAAGGGTATTGAAGTTGAATCGCAAGTGTCTTTGACTGATCATCTAAAGGTCTCTGCTGCTTACACTTATACGGATACAAATGTTCCGCCAACTATGAATCCGTTTAAGAATGTCATTCAGCCAGTGTTCATTGTATTCACTCCAAAGAATGTTTACAATGCTGGTGTTGATTATTCTGTAGGTAAAGTATCTGCTCACGTAGATGCAAATTATCAGGATGCAACTCAGACTTTTGATCAGTATGACACTAAGAATGATTCGTCATTCATTGTGAACGCTAAACTTGGCTACAAGATCAATAATGACTATAGTCTATCGTTGTGGTCGAGAAACCTATTAGATGAAACACACGTTTATCGTCGTGATCCATCTAATGCAACAACTCTTGGATACTATGGCAATTTCAACGCTCCAAGAATTGTTGGTATTACGTTCAGTGCAAAGATGTAAAAGTTTCGTTATGTAAAATTCCTTTTGTATGTGAAACGAGGGGCAGAGTAAAATCTGCCCCTTTTTGTAAGTCATTGATTTTAAAAGGGTTTCTTCCCTTTACTTTTCGCCTCATTTCACCTAGAATTGATCTATAGGTTGAAGGAAAAACGAAAGGAAAAACGAAATGAAAAAGACACAAAAATTCTTTAAGGGTGACTTGGTGATGGTGGGCGAGATGCCTAATTCTATGTCCCATTTTCCGCATAGCTGTGAGGCTATCGTCATCCGTAGCGGTGAAGAATACAATGACCATATTGGTTCCGATCGGTATACCCTGTACATCCTCAAGAAGGGTCATCGTGGTGAGCATTCCTGGTATAATGAGGACCAGCTGACATTGATTCAATCTAATCAGTTTGACTTGCTGCCCAAGAGCCACGTGGATCGTCGGGTGTACGAGGCTAAGTTGGATAGGGATCAGTATGTATACAGATGGATGTAAGCGTAAGTCATTGATTTTAAAAGGGAATTTCCCGCTTTACTTTTGGTCCTGTTTTTAGTATAATGATTGTATGAGGTGAGGGAATTTCCCCTCGCCGTTGAAAGGAAAGTATATAATGCCTCGTGGTGTCCCTAAAGCTGGTTTCCGCAATACGAAGAATCGTCAGAATTCGGCTCCGAAATTCTTTGCTCCGATCGCACCTGTAAAGGTCGAGTCGATCTCGGAAATTGAGACGAAGCTGAAAGACCGTTTCGGTGCGCTTGAAGTCATGGCTGACGCCACTGGCAGGGGCATCAACCGTTCGCTGATCGTGAGCGGTCCTGCTGGTCTTGGCAAGTCGTTCACGGTTGAGGAAAAGTTGGCTGTGCTTGAGAGCAAGGGCACTCACGTGACCTATATTAAAGGTTATGTGCGTCCGCTGTCGCTGTACTCGCTGCTGTACAACTCGCGCCACGAGAATTCGGTTCTCGTGTTCGACGACTCCGACTCGGTGTTCTACGATGACGTCAGCATGAATCTGCTGAAGGGTGCTTGCGATTCTACAGATCGTCGCGTTCTTCACTGGCTGTCAAAGTCTCTTGAGAGCCTGACGGACGAGGAAGGCGAGTCGGTGCCCGAAAAGTTCGAGTTCAACGGTTCGATCATCTTCATCACGAACTACGATTTTGATGCGATGATTGCGTCGGGCAATAAGTTGGCTCCGCATTTCGAGGCTCTTGTGTCACGTTCGCACTATCTTGATCTTGCGATGAAGACCAAGATGGACTATATCGTTCGCATCAAGCAGGTCGTCCGTGACGGCATGCTGGCAAAGCGTGGCTTCAACTCGTCGGAAACGACAATGATCCTGGAGTTCATTGAGAACAACATGGAAAAGTTGCGCGAGTTGTCGCTGCGTATGGTTGTGAAGATCTCTGGTCTTTACAAGATGGATAAGACTAACTGGCAGAAGCTGGCGAAGCAGACTTGCTTCCGCAATGCCTAATCTAAGGAGATATAAGATGAAGGTTATTGACATTGTTGGGCGAGTTGCGTATGCCGCACTTGGTTTCATGGTTTGCTTTTTTCTTTTTATGAATGGATACATGTAATATGTGGACTCTAATTGTGTTTGTTCATGCTGGTATGTTGAGCAACGCGGACAGCATGGCTGTAACTTCTGTTGCTAATTTCACCAATGAAGTTTCATGCCAGACTGCTGGCAAGAAAAGCGAGTCGCTGACTAATAACACGAGAAAAGATATACGTTGGGTTTGCGTGAAGCAATAAGTGAGATTGACATGAAAGTTTATGTTGCATATCAGCACTACCACTTCGGGTACTATGATGAAGGTATTTCGAAGATCTTCGACAGCGAAGAAAAAGCAATTGCTTGGGTGAACGATGCACCAGAAAAGTACGACCGCCAATATGAAGAATTGGAAGTAGAATAATGAGCGTCTATAAGATTCTTGAACAGCTGCGTGCGACTTCTTCTCGTCTTGAGAAGGAAGCGATCCTCAAGAAGAACGAAAAGAATGATGTTCTGAAGCGAGTTATTTTCTTGGCTCTTGATCCATACACGCAGTTCTATCAGCGTAAGATTCCGCAGTACACTTCTGCAAAGAAGAATCAGGCTGATAGTCTTGACTCCGTGCTTGACAGTCTGAACGTGCTTTCGACTCGCCAATCCACAGGAAATGAAGCGATTGCGTTTCTAACCAAGTTGCTTTCTTCTCTTACAGAAGATGACGCAAAGGTTCTTGAGTGCGTGATTCAAAAGGATCTTGACTGCGGTGTTCAGGAATCTACTGCCAATAAGATTTGGAAGGATTTGATTCCGTCGTTTCCGTGCATGCTGGCTTCAGCCTTCGATCAAAAGTTGATTGATAAGGTGCAGTTTCCTGCGCTGGTTCAGCTGAAGATGGACGGCATGCGTTTCAATGCTATTGTTGATGCGAAGACCAAGACCGTTGAGTATCGCTCCCGAAATGGTAAAGAAGTTCAGATTGATAACTGGCTAATGGACGAAGCGTTTCTTGCAATGGCTAAGAACATCGGCATGGCAAACGTCGTGTTTGACGGTGAGTTGCTTGTCGTTGATGAAGATGGAAAGCCTCTGGATCGTAAGACAGGCAACGGCATTCTGAATAAGGCTGTGAAGGGCACGATCAGTGAAGCTGAGTCAAAGCAGGTCCGCGCCACGATTTGGGACGTGATTCCGCTTCTGTACTTCCGTCAGGGCAAGTGTGACGTTGACTACGAAACTCGTCTTGCTACTGTAGTTGTTGCGATTGACCATCTCGGTGGCAATCTAAAGCATCTTGTCTCTGTTGTTGAGACCACGATTGCGAATGATCTGGCTAATGCTCAGAAGCTGTTCGAAACTTATCACGCTGCAGGTCAGGAAGGTATTATCCTCAAGACTCGCGACGGCATTTGGGAAGACAAACGCGCAAAGCATCAGATCAAGTTCAAGGGTGAACTCGAGTGCGATCTTCTTTGTGTTGGCTGGGAAGAAGGCACTGGCAAGAACAAGGGCAAACTTGGTGCGCTGGTTCTCACTTCTTCGGATGGCAAGATCAATGTGTCAGTTGGCACTGGTCTCACCGATGAGATGCGCTCAACCTTGACTTCTAAGATGG